ATTGAGATCTTCCCCATCGCCCTCCGAGATCAGGATCCGGCTTGCTACTGTGGCTCGTAGCGTTACGCTATATACATGAATGACGATCCGTACCCACTGCAATTCAAATTCACGCGCCCACGTAGGTGTAGGCGCAAGCCCCGTGGCGCAGGGCGACGCATAAGCGTTCCGCGTAAGCCCGTTATGGCGCTACCTGATACAAAGGCCGATAGGGCTAAATGGGTCACTGAAAGGCTAGATGCTATGCGTTCTGACGGATGGACCTATCGCGCCATTGCTTGGCGTATGGGTACCACCATTGAAGCGCTGCGCACGTATAGGCGCGCACTGGTGTTGGCTCCGCGCTTGTTTTGCTACTTTCTAGAGATGCTCAAAGGGCGGAAACCACCACGGAAGCGTAAGTGTAAGTAAAATATTTTTCGTGGTGCTGCTCTCCATTCTACCAACTATTTACATCATTGATTAAAATAATCGCTTGACGGGGTTTGGGGCGCCGTGCCTATAATCCTAGCGGGTTGACCAACGGGTTGGCCTGGGGAAGCGTTTGAAAATTTGAACCGCTGGGACGAGCCGCAAGTGAATGTTGCACGTGTCGAGCCACTGCCAAACCGCAGTAGGTTCCACACAACCCACGCCACATGCGGAGCCAGCTAAATGGGTGGTAAAGCCCATTCAGAGCATTTCAAAACTCTGAGATTCAATCAACAACCGGTCGCTAACTGAGTTACCGCGGTTGCTTCCTTTGTTGTTGGTTGGATTCATTGGGATTTGAAAACTAAATAGGAGCGACAACACATGGACGACGATTACTACGTAGGCAGGACAATCTGCGGCTGCGGCGAGGAGTTTAGCGATAACGTTGAGTATACATACACCAAGTGCCGGGTGTGCGACGGCCGTGGCGAGGTGTGGTCAGTCGGGTGTGGCGACGGAACACGAACCTGCAACAACTGCGACGGCGCTGGGTACGAAGTAAAGGAGCGCCCGTGTCGTTCACACATAAACGCACCGGCATAGCGTATCAATCGGGACCCATGAGCCTTTCATGGGTCCTAGTTGACACACTAACCAGGAGCGACAACATGAGCACAGCAATCTATCGTATATTTCTTGGCACCATAAGCCACGCGACAATGCGGCCGCAGGATCTAATTCCTACATTCTTGCGGCAACTGGAGCGCATCTGCAAAGAAGACTACACCAAAGCCCTAGGGCACCTGGAACGCGAGGTAGCATACCAAATTAGCGGTACAGGCATTGACGACGATCACCCATGGTGGCAATCGGAAGAATGCGCATGGTTCCTCAATGAGGTGTTGTGGGATGCACTAGATAGCTGGGCCCCAGAGGGTTGCTACTTTGGAGCCATTGAGGGTGACGGATCGGACTTTGGCTTCTGGTCTCTGAATACCAACATTCAACGCATAAACAGTGGCAAGGTAATGGTCTACGCGTTCCCTGGCGGTTATCCAATGTACTACCTGACTCAGGATGACAGCGTTTTGTGTCCGCAGTGCGTTGAAGAAAACCAGGACGAATGCAGCGATAGTAGCGACCCAAAATGGTACGTGGAATCGCACGGTATCAACTACGAAAATAACTCAATGCACTGTGACGAATGCAGTAAACAAATTGAGTGCGCCTAGCGACAACGGTTAGCGTATCAATCGGGACGCCCAACGCGCTTGGGCGTCCTAGTGGACTCACTAAACAGGAGCGACAACATGGGCAAAAAAATCGAAATGATCACCGCGGCCGTTGAGATTCACGCGTGCTTTGATCGAGCCGGGGTTGAGGAATGGTTTGAAAACCGAATTAGTGACGAAGAACCCGAGGACGCGCGCATATACAGGCAACGTACTTATGATTTCTTGTCGGTCGTTGGCGACAGTGAAAACTTAAACATGTACCTGAGCAACGGCGGCGCGTTTTCTGACTACAACGTAGATGAGGATGAATACTTTGAACACTGCTTTGAAGAGTTCCAATAGGCTCTAAAAGCGTAGCCGGTGGGGTCAACTTCGGTTGGCCTTACTAACTAACCTTTTAGACTCGGAGAATAACAACCAATGAGATTCACATTACCAAAATCCATCCACAGTAACGCTAAAAACCTGGGCACTGACAAGGAAATGGTACGGGCCTTGTCGGTAATCGTAAACACTAAAAACGGACCCAAAGAGGTAGCGACCGTGCGCTGGTACATGGGACGTTCGTCGCGCGCGTCTGTGGTTCACTGCTCAATATGGCTGAAGGCCAAAGGCATGGGCATGATTGGCGGCCACGATACGGCAGGTGGGTGGGGCTACTGTAAAAAATCCGCTGCATTTGCTGGCGCACTGTCAAGCGCTGGCGTTGACGTATCGGAAAGCGCGAACGGTCGCGGCATGTCGGTAGTCCGCGAGCAATTGTTAGCGCTCACAAAGGCGCTGGGCTACAGCGGGCGACCGCTTGTAATTGAGCACTAAACAACAGCATTGCAACTGACGGCGGATGATTTCAATCCGCCCGACGTTAGAACGCTTTTGTTTTCAATGACTTAGGAGGATAACGACAATGAATATCATTAAGAAAGCGGCGGCGGCTGTCGCGGCGGCTGGGTTCACCCCTTGCGCGGCGTCATCTTTTGAGACCGCTGATCGCGCGTTTTCTTTCTCTGTTGAGTCCGTGAGCGGTCGCGCGGAGTCTGGCCCGGCGGTTACCGTTGAGGTGTTCAGGGCAACCGGCGATGTTTTCATCAACAACAAACAACTAACCAAGAGAGGATAACAACAATGATTGTATTCAAATTAACAAAGCCGACAGAGTTTACCGACCGTGGCTTTCAGACCGCCAGCGCTTGGCGCAAAATACTGGTTCCCGCCGGAACTTATGTTGGTGAAAAGAGCACCCGCTCAAACAATTCATGGTCGTTCAGACTAGACGGCACGTGTAGCGCTGACTACTTTGAAAACAGGCTCTTTAACCACACCAGCGCATCAATTGACCAGATGAAAGGCCAGCCGTGCGTGTATTTTCTGCACATCTACGGTTGGCAATTGGACCCGATTGTAGGCAAGGGGCCGCAATTCGCATCATATGACAACACGAAACCCCTGTACGAGGGCGGATCATTTGAAAGAAAAAAGGTGGACGACTTCGATTGTTACGGTTGCGGCAAGGCCGTAACGGGCGCGGACGTAGAGCAAGCGCAGGCCCAAGGGCTTAACCTTATCGCGGCCCACCTTGATCCGAGTTGTTACGAGTGCGCAGAAGAGTTTCGTTATGAAGAATTCAAAAGAGCAAACGGGTTTGGGTATTACCGGAACCGATAACACACACAACCAAAGACGGGGCGTCTTGTCAGATATTGGCGGTGCTCGCGTCTTTCCAGCTAACAAGAAGGTGAAACATGAAAAGACTAACGAAACCACAAGCGCTCAGCTTATCGGCTATCCACGACTACCGCGGCGGCGTATGCCCGTCGTCCGAATGGACCAACGGCAGCGGGCGTTACATAACACGGCGCACAGTGCCGCCCTACTGCCAGCTAATGACAATAGACGAGGCGATGGATCTACCTGGCGTCGTTGGCAAGGCCGCGAGACGGTTACACAGAGAGCGGCCGCGAGTTGAGAAGGTTGTGGCCGTGGTTGATTTGCGGGCGGCACGCCGGGCGCTGAAGGCCGCGCAGGGCAACAACTAACCCACTGATGAGGCCCCCGGCAGGGGGCCGAAACGCCCCCCGGGCGTCTGGAATGCAACCCACAACCAAAGAGGATAACAACACGTGAAAGTCAACCTTACTAAGACAATTCAAAAGCAATCCAGGCAGGACACCATCACCGAATACACCCACTCGCGCGGCGGATATATCCGCGTGGCCATCGACGCCCAACCGCTTGATAGCCCCTATCTTTTCGCCAGGGTTGGTAACCCTAAATTCTACTGTGAAGATGAGGCGGGCTATGTGTATTCATTCACTGGCCTTGTCAACGGAACAAGCAACGCACCAAAGTACATGAAAGCGCTCGCCCGTGCGGTTGAGCGTGACCTTAAGGAGGGTAGCTAACAATGGACATCAACATCCACGATGCGATCTCAATCAACATCCGCCAGGTTGAGAACTGCGTGATTATCGAGGTCGAGACCGTGAACAACGGCGCTCAAGAGGTATCCATCTTTTGGGAGGTCGAGTCTGATCGGGTGGTCGTCATGTCCCCAAAGGGGGTGTAGCGGTGGCGATGGCTTACTGTAAAACCTGCGGCGCGGTGGGTAACTTTACCCTCTGCCCCGGCAGACTAGAACCCGATGAAATGGAATTCAACGTGCGCCACGTGGTGGTATTCGACGAACCAACAAACAACACAACAAAGGGAACGGGTGACGACGCAAAAAAGAGCATAGACTGACAAGGAACGGGGGCCACACAATGCGCTTTGCGTGACCCCCTAGAGCATAACAACTTGACAACAATAACAACATACAAGGACGCATGGCAATGTTTAGATATCGCAACCTAGCAGCCCGTTACCACCGTCGCCTTAGAAGGCTTCGGAGAAGCTGCAAATAACTTTGACATCAACGACTAACAACACAACAATAAAAGCCTAATCAATGGAGCTAATGACCATGAAAAATTATCTAGTCTTTTTTACAGCAATTCCCGGTATCGGGTCGCGCACTGCAAACATTGTGAAACTCGAAGCGCCAAGCGATGACTTGGCTCGCCTTCGAATGAAAGATCTCGTAAAGCACCCCAACGAAATCACCGGGCTGGCTCGCGTGACGTATGATCTTGAAACCAACGCGGAGGTCTACCGCATCATCCCGCAGCACTCACCGACAACCCGCGACGTGCTTGAGGGCTACAGTGAGATTGGGCGTGCCGCCACTGAGGCCAGGGAAATGGCCACCGACATTAAGCTTATGTGCGAGGGCGGGCTATCGCTTGGCGGGCTGGCGAAACACTGCGACGAGATCATCAGAAACAGCAACCGCATTTTGGAGTTTGCATCAGGGGCTGCGGCGTTGGCACTGGCGGCGGAGGATCCCCAGGATGAATTACCTCTCTGAGATTTCAAACCGCGACGTGATGTCACAAATGACGCGAGCGCAACAACTTGCAGCCATCATAGAGGCCGCAGGCTGGACACCGCAGCAATCGGCTGACCGGTTGGCGGTAGACAGCGTGCAGCAGATGTACACTTACAAGTACCAGGCCGCACACGATGACTTCATCTCAACCGATGGTGCTAAAGGCCAAAAGCTCAACTCAAAGCGAGGTAGCCAACCCTCCAAGACCATGGTCAAGTTAGCGTTGCTTGTTGCTGCGGTCGAGGGCGTGGGCTTTTAGTGTCGCAGAGCAATCAAGTCAAGTGGCAGTGCGACATCTGCAAGCGCACCACCCACACCGACTCATCAAAAATTGCCACCGGCTGGCGGCGTATGAAATTCTATCACGCTGAGCAAGATGCGGAGCCCGCTTCTTACGATGACGTGTGCGACTCTTGTACGTCTGCCATAGTCGGGGTCCTATCAACGAGGAAACGTGCGGAGAAGGGCCGTCATATCGAGCCTGAGCCGCAACAACACCCACCCACCCCAGCGCAGGCGGATGCCATCGCGCGATTCAACCTAAGAAAATCAAGCTAAAAGGGAATGTCGTCTTGACTCGGGGGCTGCGGCCCTGGCGGGCCATCAAACTGCTCGACTTCGATGACCGGCTCCTCCGGTGAGGGCGTGATTGGCGAGATGACCGGCTTGGGCCCGCTGTTCCTCCACTGCACCCAGTCACACGCCTTGTCTTTGCACTTGAACACCGGGCCGCGCCAACCCGTGGCTGACTTCTCGCGATTGTCCCACACCCCACCACCACACTTGCCACACTTATCAACGGCTGCGGCCACCGCCTCAACTCTTTTTGCGCGGTCAGCCGCAGGATCAACCCAGCCGCCACCGCCCTGTATACCGGTGTTAAAGTTGGGTGTCATGCGCTCGCCCTTTCGGCGGTGATGGTCTTCACGTGTGTCAAAGTGAATTGGATCCTCGCTATCGTACAGGTGAAGCGCAACGCCAAGATGAGTGGCCGCCTTCTTTAGGGCGTCTGTGGCCGCAGCCTTCCAATCGCTGCCGATGTCCACCGCGCCCGCATGGTTCGGGTTTGTGGCGCACTCTTCGCATGTTCGCTTCTTACACTTGCGGTACTTGACATCGGCGCAGCCAATGCCGTCATGCTCTACCGTTGTCTCTTCCCTGAACCCGTGTTCGTTTTGCCAGGCTGTGTTGGCGGAGAAGCGCACAACCACACACAACGTGTCACCCTCTCGCCACCGCTCAACCACCCGGTGCGACCAGCCCGCTTCAAACGCATCGTTGAGCCGCTGTATAACCCGGTGACCCTCGACGTAGGTCCACTTGTGGTACGGATGGATCGAACACTCGCCCGCCGAAAACCGCTTCTCTAATACCTCTCTAATCTCACATGGAATCATTGCTATACTCCTGTCATTTGTTTCTTGACTGCCACCATTCAGAAATAAACTCCTTAAAATCCTCCAACCCAATGACCACAAACGCAGGCTTGCGGTCCTCCTTGATAACTGCAACCGGAATCTGCCCAGCCGGGCACGTGTCGCTGGCGGTTTGGTATGCCTTCCGAATGGGCGGCCTCTTGCCAACCTTTAGCTCCATATGGAAAGGCCCCGCTGTTACATCGGCACACTCCGCCGCGCCACCCCTTGTCTGAAAGCCACGCTTAGCACCGCAGCCAGGCATTGCATCGCGCATCTGCGCAGCAACGTCCCGCTCCCACCTCGCCCCCTTGTCTCGCTGCATCTTACCCATCAAACATCTCCCGTTGGTGGCGGCGCTGGATATTCCCTCGGCAATCTCGCGGCTTTGATAGGCTGCATCTGACGGGGTTTTACCGCCTTACCCTTAGTCACCCCTGACTGACGGGTCAAAGTGCCGCCAGACTTGCTCTGTGTTTGTCTAACACGCATTCTCGAACCTCACCTTATCTCCCGCCCAACGAACCCTGGCCTTTCCGCAGCGGCCGTTTCTGTTTTTAGCGATGATGAGTTCGGCGAGGCCATCATCAGGCTCGCCGGGCCGGTAGTAGCTGGGGCGGTGCACAAAGATAACTAGGTCGGCATCTTGCTCAATCGCGCCCGACTCTCTGAGGTCTGACAACCGGGGCCGCTTGTCTGGCCGGGCCTCATTGGCACGATTGAGTTGCGACAGCGCGACCACCGGCACATCCAACTCTTTGGCCAACGCCTTGAGGTTGCGAGACATCTGTGAAACCTGCTGCTCTCTTGGGTCGCGTCGATTTTCTGGGCGTAATAGCTGAAGATAGTCAACGATGACCGCACCAAGCTCACCCTCGACGGCCTTTAGCCTGATGCAGCGGGCGCGGATGTCAGCGACTCTGAGCACGGGCGAGGTGTCGATGAACAGCTTGTTGTCAAGCAGGGCTTGGCCTGCACCCTTGGCACGGTAAAGCTCGGGCCCGGTTGGCACTGCCGAGTTGAGTGTAGAAAACGATATGTCTGCTGCATCTGAGAGGATGCGTTGGGCCAACTCAACACCAGCCATCTCTAATGAGAAGAGAACGGTGGGCTTTTTGCGTGACTGGTTGACGGCCCACCCCGTGGCGAGGGCTGACTTACCCATGCCTGGCCGCGCAGCGACGACGATAAGGTTTTGCTTTCGCAGCCCACCAATGAGTCGGTCAATGGCGTTTAGCCCGGTGGGCTCAGCCGGGATAATGTTGTTTTTAACTCTGGAGTTGAGGTCAGTGAGCGCCATGTCAACAAGGTCGCTAATTGGCGTGAGCGCCTGCTTTGTTTGTGGTGTCTTGAGCAACCCCACAAGGCGCAACACCGCGCCATTGAAGAACGACTCGGCGTCCTCTTCTTGTTCGCCCGCTTCGGTACATAGTTCGTTAGCAACCTTCTGAAATGCTCGCAGGCGTGACAACTGGCGCACCCGTTCAATCCAAAAGTCAATACCTGCACTGGTCCCGGTCTCCTCATAGAGCGTGGTGAGGTACGATGGTGTTACTATCGCCAACTGCTTGGCGGCCCTGAGCCTCTCGGCTATGAACTTCATGCTGGCGGGCTGGCCTGTGGCCACGGCGTCACGTATGGCGTTGAAGATCATTGCGTGGCGACCGTCACTAAAGTCATCTGCGCTCAACCTGTTGGAGTGTATCTCAGCCTGGCCCGCGAACCGCAGGAACACGCCTATGATTGACTGCTCTGCCGAGATGTTGATCAGTCCCATACCTGCTCTCCATCGGCAAATTCAATAATGGGCAAGGGCCCGCTTGGCTTGGGTGCCTTTGCGCCCTTGGCTAACTCAAGGTAGTCCTCGAACTTCGACGAGCGGAACACAGTGGACGGCCTATCAAAGCCGTTGTCTCTGAGGTATGCGGCCTGCTTGTGATCGCTGTTGAATACCCAGGCAATGACACACCGTAGATCCTCCTCGCTGAAGCCATCGCTAACACGAGGGGCCACGTGTTTCTGGAAAGCCTTGAGTCTTCGTGACTGACCTGAGCTTTCATTCCAAAGCTCCAGCAGGTCCTTAGCAAAGGCACACGTTTCTCGCGTGCGTACGCGCGCACTGTGTTTTAAATTCCTTTCCTTTCCTATAGTGAGCCCTCCGTGAGGAGTCACTGAGTCCTCAGTGAGGCTTTGCGGTGCGCCGTTTGGGGGTGGTTTTGGGAGCTTCGATTTCGACGGTCGATTTATCCTCTGATGGGTCAAAAAGTTGGGCAGAAAACCATACGTTTGAGCCCTCACTGAGTATTCAATGAGCTTTCCATGATCCTTCAGTGAATTTATGTGAGGCTGTAAATCAATGTCGGAGTACGGAAACAACTTGCCACGCAAATACATGGGGTGTAGGCGTAGCCTGCCCTCGTCATCGGACACGCACCACAGCCCTATGTAAAGGAGCCTGGTGATGGGGTCTAAGCCCGAAAGCTCCTCGTCATCAAAGAACTCAGGTTTGATTGAGCGTATGCGCATCATCGCTCCTTTGTGCGTATGGTCCGAGGTGTTGCGTACTCCCACTCAACCAGCCCCCTGCGGCGTAAGGCCTCCAGCTTGTCTCTCGTGGCGTTCACAGAGATGCCAAGGTGATCAGCAATTTCACGAATCGTTGGGCAGAAACCATTATCAGTTATGTGGTTTTCTATAAACACGTAAGCCTTTTTCTGCTTAGGGGATAACTGGGTCATGACACCTCCATTGCTGCACGTGCGTACACTGTACGCCCATGAGGGGTTGGGGTGCAACGTCAAAAGAAACAATCTTATAAGCGGTGGATATTGCTGGGGATTATGCGGTGGCCCTGCTGTTGATAACTAAAAAGTTCAAAAAAACACCATCATCTCGTCAGATATTGGCGGTGCTCGCGTCTTCCGGGTTGTGAGATAAATAAAAAATGCTGCGAGCCTGACAGATCCACGGCCGATCCCCGTCTTGTGTATATAACGCCGGGACAAACACCGGTAAACATAAACCCAGCAACCAAAAATTGCTGGATAGTTAGTGAGTATAACAATGCTTGATATTACCAATAATTCGTACGCAGTTATTCTTGAGCTTACCGGTGAGCAAATATTCGACATGCTTGACCTTGCCCTTGAGGGCACCAGCGGGTGGACCTCTGACGTTCAGGAGGATAACCTTGGCCCACGGCCCATCACGTTCACTGACACTGAAGACGGCAAGCGCCACACGCTTGACGAAAAGGCAATCACCAAGGGCGTCGAAGCCTTTGCTGAGCACTGCCCCGCCGCCCTCGCGGGAGTTATAGCTGGACTCCCAGACCAGACAACCGCAAACCTGCGAGCGTCAGACCTGTTTTTGCAGTGTTGTGTTTTTGGCGAGGTGATCTATGGGTAGTCTGACGGTATGCGTGACGCTTGCGCCGTTCATTAGGTGGTTGGTTGATGAGCGGGAGTATACGATTGATGACATTGTGGGGGTTCTTGAAAAGCCCTACCACTTCACAGAGGAATACAAGGAGTTTCTTGAGAGGGGCCCCGGCTAGGCCTCCCTCTCGTCTATGATCTCTGCGGTGTCCGATTCTATACGGGTGATCGTGATGTCTTCGATGACCTTGACCAGCGCCTGCTTGAGGCCGTGGCCGATGAGGTCAGCGAACGCACCTATCCAACTAGCCTTAACATAACTGGGTAAGTGTTTGCGTGCATGGTTTTCGATGCTCGCAACGAGCAGGTCGACTACCTGCTCTGGGCTCATTTCTTCACCTTTTTGGTAACGATAACGGCCTTGTCTTTGCCGTCGCATTTCACCGTGATGGTGCCTGCTGGCTTAGGTAACTCGGGGTGCTTGCTGACTACAACGCTTGCATGATGGCAAACCGAAGGCCCACAATGTATTCCGCTAAGCGGAATGAGGCACGCCACAACAAGCGGAAGAGCGCGTCGCAGGCCGATACCTGCACCCAAACCAAAAATTCCAAGTAGGGTAGAAAACAACTCATCGTTAAACTGCTCCGGAAAGAAAGCTCGCGCGATGATAAGCGCCGCCAGTAGTACAGATGACTGTACCGTGAGTGATTTGTAGAGAGGCTTTTTTTCTTTCTTAGCCATTACTTCTCCAGCTTCTTTAAGATGCGGTCCTGGTTTCTAATGATGGTGGTCTGGTTCGTCTCAATGCGGATGACGGTCTCGCTCGTCGTGTCCACCTTCTTTCGCAGCCGACTAACCTTCCTGTCAGTAGAATCTATGCGCTTATGAATGCGAGCGTCTTCCTCTTTCAGGCTCACTCGCTGCTCTGCTGCGCTCGCGTTTTGGTGCTTAGCCTCGCTCTTCATCTCGCCAAGCTCAATCGAACCAGTAATCAACCAAGCCAAAGCGCCAACAACACCCACAACGACTGGCCAAAATTTGAGTAACTGCCTCATGCATTCACCTTCAACTTGTCCAATGAGCCCGCCTTCATTCGGTTGCGGTCACACTTGCCCTCGATTCCAGCCACCTTGCCGCCGCCGGTCCACTGCCACACGTCCCACGCCCTCCACGGAGCGAGGTTTTTGGTAGGTGCCACGGTCTTTGCTGGGCGGTACTCGGCCCACCATAAGGGAAACTCAGCCAAGCGGTCCAGCAATTCCTTGGACGCCCGTAAGATGCGACTGGTTGAGGCCCATCTGGCGGTGTAAATTATCGGCGTGACGCCAAGGGCATCCTCGACAGTCGCTGCCCACTCAAGCACCCACAGCAGGTTGTAGTCATGGTCGTTTTTCAGCAGGCCCGACTCCAGGTCCAGCGCAGGCACTAGGTCATCTGGCTGCGCAGTGCCGTAACAGTTCAAGAAGTTCTTGGCCTCGCGCCTCGCGTCCTCCATGTTCAGTCGTTGGTAGGTGTCTGGCCTGGCGAAGTGATAGCCACCGACAGCGATGCCAGCCCCTCTCGCGCCATCGAGGTTCTGTTGACGACGTTTATTCTTATGGGTTGTCCCCTCAGAGCACTTCACCCACGCGAACTTTATGCCCGCGTTAGCTACCCTCTGCCAGTCCACCACACCCTGGTAGGAGGACACGTCCACACCCTCCAGGTGTGCGGGTGCAATGGCCTCGACGTTACGCCCCGTGGCGGCGTCAAGGGCCTGTCTTGTCCTTGGGCCGTAGATGCCGTCGATTGGTCCAGGGTTGAAGTGCAGGTCAACAAGAAGTTGCTGCACCTTCTTTATGTCATCAGGGTTCATTTCTTTTTGGCCGCTTTCTTCTTGGGCGCTTTCTTCTTGGGCGCGGCCTTCTTCTTGGCAGGCTTCAGGTAAAGTCGGGCAACCGTGTACCTTGGCGCACCGGGGTTATCGTCAGCGAGCTTCTTTAGCTTCGCGTCATCACACACGCCGGTCTGCCGATAGGCTAAAACCTTTGCGGCTACTTCTACCTCAGTCATGTTACCCCCCCCTTGCTTATAGCCATCGGTCCTCAAGATAGTCTTTCACAAGACGTATCTCGTCATAGCCAAGGTCCCGATGATACAGAATTATCTCACAGATCTCACCCGAGAAGCCGTCAATGGCAACGCTCGTGTAGTTGCCACTGGACGCTCCGATGTTTAGGTAGACGTAGTTTTGGTCGTCATCAAGATCGGTAAAGCTGGTGTACCACTCGCCGTCACCCCCGTCGATCTTGGCGATACCCGCGCCACTGTATTGTGCGACGATAACCTCTGTGCCGCTGCATACGTTTTGCGAACGCGCCTCGAGGCCCATGTCCGCAGCCAACAGGCCAAGGCCCGGTTTGCTCGACGAGTCTGTGAATATCTTCTTACCGTAGCCGCCCCAGGCACCTGAGCCCTCGTCCTTGTTTAGGTATCCATCCACACTTGAGCCGGTGCCAAAGATGTGGGTAGAGGCGGGTGCAGTGCCGCTTGTGTTTATGACAATGAAGCAGGTCCATGGCTTGTCGTTGTCGTCGAGAACGTTCTCATCGACATTCAGCACGTCTCCGGTACTGAACGATGGTACTGTTATCCCGTTCACCGTGGCAGTTGTCGGCAATGACTGTGCGGAAGGCCCCGAGCCAAGCTGCTCTGCGTGGTTGGCGTTACCGGACTGGTCAGCCCACTGCGTTACGTCGCCGCTTCCGTCAGTTGTGATCCCAGTGCCGCCCTTGTACCAAAGAGCCAGATGGTCAACAGTGTCGGGGCTGAACCCTGCTCGGGTGGGCGATACGCGCTCCCACATCACAACCCATTGCGCGCCGTTGTCAAAAAGGGCAACGCCATCGCCATCCGTCTCAAGGGTATACTCGGAGTTACCCTCAATCGTTTCACTGCCGTCCGCCCCAATGTCTACTGGGCCGTCTGATGTGCCGTCATCAACCCGTATAATGAAGTACCAGCGGCCTGCGCTACCTACCGCTGGAAGTGTGATCACTGCGCTGCGTGAAGCCTGGACAATAAAGTGATCGTCGCTGAGCGTAGTATCTCCGGTGACTGCGTTGTAGGCACCTTGGATACCCTTTTCGTGGTGGAGGAATCCGCTTGACTCAACAATCCCAGAGCCATCGGGCGAAAGCGTTATATCGCCATCGGCCCCATCAACGATCGTAATGACGCCAGTCGTTGAGTTGCCGGTTTGCAATTCAAGATCAAAGTTCCCGTTGGACAAAATGGCGCCAGCCGAGGCCCCGTCACCCACAACAACAGACCCAGAGACCGTCAACGCTGAGCCGTTGAACGTCAGGTTGGCCTCGCCGTTGATACCACCGCTGCCGGTCGCAGTTGTAACGTAGTTGTTGGTGTCGTTTGATAGCGTTACACCGCCGCCACCGCCACCGCCAGAAGCTGCTGCCCACTCAAGATTCCCGCTGCCATCAGTGCACGTCAACACATCATCAGCCGAGCCATACTCATCAGGGAGCGTAAGCGTTACGTTTGATGAGACGGTTGACGGGGCGCGCAGCGCAACGTACTCGCCGCCGGAAGTGTCTTGCAGCCGTATCTCGCCACGCTCCTCAATATCGACCCTGGTGGTGGTCGCCTCAATCGTTCCGTTTGCGAGGCCTTTGGCTGCCTCCGCAGCGGCGCGTCTGATTCCGCTTCTTGTTCCATATCGCGTTGCCATAAATGCCTCGCCTAGCTGCTGATGTCGGTGTAGCTGCCGCCAGTGGTGTCGTCGAGGCTTCGGTAAGCCTTACACCTAACCGTGGCGGTGGCCCCAGCGCCCGCGATGGTGGCCTTTATTGATGGGTTTGACGAGTCAACCGTTATCTCCAGCCTGCCGTTCTCATCGAGGTCGTTGTTCGCCTGGACAAACGGGCTTCCATCCACATGCGTGGCAACGCTATCCTCATCCACCGTCTGCACAGCAACCTGTAGGCTGGCGTTATCGTTAGTGTCAAGCCGCACTTGCCATGTGTTGCAGTTGAAAGGCGGTGAGAACGTGGCGGTGGTCGTGCCAGCGGTCGCCAGGTCGGCCTTTTCCATGTACGCTGTTCTTGAGTTGGGCATGTCTCTCCCCTTATTCGTGTGTCAATTGTAACTTCTTTTGTATAGCGCCGAAAGCCTGTTTTGGATCGATGCCCCTGTCTTCAAGGTCCTGTTTCTGCATCTCACCAGCCTGAAGCAACATCCGGATGAGCACCTTCCTCTCTGGCTCAAACTCCTTGAAGAAGGACATGATGAAATCATGGGGGTCTTTCGAGTAGAGCGCGTCAACGAACTCCGAGTCTCCAACCCCCTGCGGGACCATCGCACCAATGGCGCGGCCCTTGCCTGCCTCCAAACGATTGCGCAGCGCCTGGACCTTCTTGGCCAGGTTGTACCTAACCCGGTCAAACTCCCTTCTGAACGCCTTGTGCCTGGGCAATGAACGCAGGCGGCTGCGCTCCGCGTTCTTGTGCATCTCACTGAGGGTATAGTCGAAGTCCTGCAAGCCCAGCCACACGGCCTTGCCCGCCTGGCGTGGGGTTTCTGGTGCCAGGCGGCCATACCTTGGGGTCATATCTTCCGCAGCCTTCACCCGCTTCCATGAGTAACTCCAGGGTATAAGGGGCATATTCGGCAAGACGGTATCAAGCAGGCGCACCACCTTTTCCGTCTGGGAAAGCCCGGCCTGCTTGAAGTGGGGATCATACCCGGCGGAAACAAGGAATATCGTGCTAAGCGGGCCGTTGCCGCCAATGGCACGCTCTATGTATTCCCTTGCCGCGCCACCGCTCGCGTCCATGTCGAGCAAGTCATCAAGGTCCCAGCGCTGCAACTCATCGTGTATTGGTAGGAACCGGGTGCCCATGACATACTTTGTTACACCAGCAAATTTGACGCCACCGCGTTGAGAGAACCCGGCATCAGGGTTGATCGCGGCCCACGGTATGGCGGTGCTCTTTTGATACCACGGAAGCGCATCCTCATAGCCCTTTATGTGCTTTTCTGCGTTGTCGAAGTCTATGCCGGATTTCGCCATGTTCAGGTTGGTGAGGTAGTCATGAAGCACGAGATGCATGTTGGCCTTGAGGGGGTTCTCCCGTAGGAACTTCGCAAACTGCGGTATTGTTCTGGCATCAAAGGCGATGAACGGGATCCCCCACCAGGACTGGCGCACCACGTTGAAGAACCCGGCAAGGTTCTCGTAGTCCGCGAATGCCTTGCGCGCCACCTGCGCAGCCTCCGTTGCGGGGACACCCTTTCGGCGCAGTTCAATGAACTTGACCAGCCGCCAATAGAAATCACCACTCTCATACAGTGCGCCCAGGTTGTTCTGAATCAAGTGTGCCGCTTGCTCAAGGCCGCCCTTGGCTGTGCTAAGGCGCTCTATCATCCTCTCGCCCACCCTCGTGCCAGACCATGACTTTACGTCTGAGACAACCAACCGAGCGGCGTCGTTCAGGTCGCGCAAAACAACCCCGGCGGTGCCACCCTTCCTTGGGTCCACGAATATACTTTGCATGAGAATGCCATAGGCCGACTCAGCCCCAGCGGCCAGGTCTGCGCGCTGGACGCGAGCCTTCAATCCCTTGCCACCAGCCAACACCAACTCTCTATAGATGGGGCTGTCTGCTCCAAGCACCAACGCCTTGGCCGCCTCGCGCATGAGCCCCCAGTTAGCTGGGTTGTATATGGAGATCCCTGCTGCCGGTGCCAACACCAGGGCATTTGAAATGAAGTTGGTCCAATGCGTTCCGGGGGCGTCGATTGTTTTCGCGCCTTTCCAGTAATTTAGGAGCCGCCCCCATCCGCTTCGGGCTGCGTGGGAGAACCGCTCTTGGTTCACCATGAACCAGTACAGGTCTGGGTGTATGTAGCCCTCGCCCTTTGACAAAGCGCCCCAGTTCACGTCAATGACCGGTTTCCCGCGCATCCCCGTGGGAAGTATGTCGGTTGTGTGTAGCGCCTTGGGTGCCTTTCTCCAGCCAGGGCGAGGTGTCATCGAGTAGAACCCGTTCTTTGGATCGGCAAAGTTCTTGAACATCTGCATGTTGGCAAAATCTTTTACCGCATCAGGTACAGCAACAAGCAACTCATGGACGAAATCCGTGGACATGCCATATCCGCCAGACATCTTATCACCCGCCCGCAGCGCTGCGTTGCGCTGTAGCATCTCAGCCCGTGCCGCCTCCGGAACGGTTTTGCTTGTGAACCACTCCGCTTTCTCATTGATCAGCGTGCCCTTTGGGGTCTCTCTCGCCTCGATGGGCACCCCCTTGGCGCGGAGCCTGGAAAACTCAAGTACTTGCCCTGTGATGCTGTGCTCTACTGTCTTAATCGCGCCCTCAACGCCCAACTGCTTGTACACCTGGGGTAGCCACGTTCTCCCCGCAATTGCCGCCGGGTCCGTAAACGCCCCCATCGCCAGCCCGAAGTCAGTCACGCGCTGGCGTATGCTCTTGGCCAAAGGTGCGGCGTGCGTGTTCAATATCTTCAGCTTAGCAATAAGGTGCGGAGTTCTTTCTGCGGCGGCCAGGGTGGGCAGAAAGTCATACGTGACCGTGCCGTTCTTTGGGTTGACGTGCTGCTGAAAGAACTTCGTCATTGAGTGGTGCTCGAAAAAGATGCCCTCTCTTATTGTCGGTAAGAGCTTTACCCACTCCGCATCACCCTTTTGATAGCCGTGTCTCTTCCGCAGAGATTCGCGCATCTTCAGCAGTTCGCTTCTGAAGTAAAAGGTTGCCTCATCAACCAGGGCTTGGCCTGCACGATATTGGCCGCGTGCGAACTCAGGCACCACTAGATCCACATCCCGAAACATTGACCGCAGCCATGCCTTGTCAAGGGCGGTGGCGTACCAGGGGTATGCCTTCCCGGCGCGGTCAGCCTCTGCCATCTTCTTGGCGACCCACGTGGCGCTCACGCCAATGTAACCCTCTCCAGCAATGGCCTTGTTCTTTATGCGATTCATGATCTCGAACGGGCCCCACAGTGGGTTAGCCAACCGCCCGCCGACGTCTGCCGCCTCTTGTATGGCTCGCCAAAAGTGAACGTCTTGAAATATCTTGTTGTGGATGCGGGTTCGGGCGTTGAGTTCCGCGAAGCCAAGCCTTCGCTCTGCAAGCCTTTCGTGGAACCTTGCGGTCTGTAGTTTCCTTTGTACAACGCCAAGTTCATCGGCAACCATCTGCTGCGCGGCGCGTCCCTGCTGGCGGGCAAGGGAAGACTGCTCCATCAGGTGCGCGTGCATCTTCTTTGCCGCATCAAAATCAGCGCGTATTACCCGCAGGTCTCTGGTTGTGGCCCCAACCCTTGCGTGCTGTTTCTTGAGCTTCGTCGTAACGACGCCCAACTGCGCTGTCGCTTGGGCTATGTCGTGCTTTATGCCTGCGCGTCTTGCCCCCTCAAGGCCCTCAAGCGCACGTTTCTCTGCGGCCTTCGCCGCCGCGCCCTTTACCCTGACCTCTTCCGCCAGCCGCCGCTTGACGGGAATGGCCGCCAGGCGCTCCTTCTGAAGACGACGCGCTTTCTTTGAAAGGCCAGCGCTTGCGCCAATCCTGAACTCTTCGACGGCCCCGGCGGCGGTTGCCCTCTTTCGGGCGAGGCGGCCCTTGAGGAATTCAAGACCGCTGTACCGAACCAGATCGTGCTCAAGCGCTGACGGCAAAAGAGCGCGAAGCGATCTCTCTGCCTCTGCCACATTGGCCTTAGACTTCCGGCCAACACGCCCCTCAATAACGTTTATAAGGCGTACTGACTCCGCATAAAACGGCGAATCGCTGAGTATCGCAGGGGCCACCGAGAGATCATTGTCGGCTATGGCGCGCATCCTTGCGTCTATGGAGGCGATCTCTGCGTCGATGCGGTCTAGTGCGGCCTTGGCTTTCTTTCCGCCTGCGCGCAAACCACCCTCTGCGGCCTCAACCCTTGCGCTGGCCGCTGCGAGTTGTGCCTCTCGTGCACTTGTCCTTGCGCGAGACTGCTCAAGAGCCTTTCTCTGGCGACGGGGTATCTTTATGCCGCCCTTTGTTAGCTCTGCGGTGAGCAGTTCAATCTCACTTCGCAGCGCCGTCGCCTCTTTGGCAAAACCCTGCCCAATAACCCCCTGCTTTAGCTGGACCCTTAGCGCATCCGCGTGTCGGGCTGCGAGACGAGTGCGCTCGGCGGCTGGCACCGTGTGCGCCTTCTTCTCCAGCGTCTTCGCAAGGACCTCAAAGCGCGCAACAAGATCGGCACCTTCCTTCATGAGGCCTTCAGCCTCCGCAACAAGAGGCACCTGTGCAGCCTTTGCCTCCTGCACCTTCTTCCTGTGTGCAATGAGCCCCTCAACAAGCTCTTTGGGGTTTGCATCAATCAGCTTCTGAAGGTCTGGGTGTAGCTTGTCACCGGCCTCTTTCATTGCGTTGCGCATGGCCCGTATTTCCATTCGCTGCGCGGCACTGCGCACGCCAGCGAATGGCATGGACACGTCAATGCCCGCCTGTATGAGGCCCTCGTCTATGAAGCCAACCGGGTCCTTAGCCGCCATCTGGGCGCGGTCCTTGAAGTACCCAACGGTGTGCTCACCAAACTCATAGGTGAGCTTTATCTTTTCTTTGGCCGGATCGGGGCCAGCAATGACCCACGTACCCGATGAGATCATGTGCAGTGTCGCAGCAGGGAATGCCTTGACGAACTTCCAACTATTGATGAGCGAGTTCTTTACCACGTCCCAACTGATTGGCGTGGGGTGATCCTCCCTGCTTGGCTTAGCGCCTGGGCCGATTATTTCAAGGGTGGGCCTCTTCTTCTTTTTGGCCAACACGAGGCCGGTTTTCGCTGGGTCGGACTTCCACCCGAAGAGCGGGCCACCCACCTCCCACCTCCACTTTTGTGGCTCCCGTATATCGTGCCGCTTTACCAGTTCCCGTCGTATCTCTGCGGCAACGGCCTCCTGCTCCCTGGCCTCACGCCCCTCCGGGGTGAGTTGCGGGTGCACCCTCTCGGCCACGTAGGCACCGATGGCGCTAGGGATGTCGGCAACAGTGCCAATGATGTTCTTTGCGGCCACATAGGGCGCACCCAGCCTTTCAAACGACAGAATGTCCAGGGGTGGAACGAGGCCCCTGGTTCCTTTTTGGACGTGGCCAACAAAAGGCTCCCGTCTTGTGGTTGTGTCTGGTGGGGCCACCGCAGGGCTCAAGTCGGGGAACTTGGGCCCAGGCGCAGGGATGCCGCCGTGGCGTACCGGCATGAATGGCTCCAGTCCGCGCTCTGCCGCCCCGGCCTTTTCCCTCAGAAACTCCGGGTAAGACATCTCACCAAGAGCACCAACCGCCTCATTGAGGTAGAGCAACTTCTCTTCATCAGCCAACTCCTCGGCGGTGGGGGCGGCTCCCGTTGCCACGCCCAGCGGGCCACGGAATGGCTGTCTGGCGTGCTTGATTGCCGGGGCCGTGGCGGGTGCTCCGAGTGCGCCAAGGGGTGGGACCTGCTCACCGCCAAGCCATGGCGAGACAAAGGCGTCAACAACGCGCTGGCTTAACTCCTCGGCCCCAATCGGCGGAACCTCAACCTCATCGTACGGCGGAACCTCAACCTCATCGTACGGCGGTATGTAGCCCTCCCCCTCTTCAGGAAGGACCACATCATCGTACGATGGCGTTCCCATTACTTGGCCCCCATGAGCTTATTGTAATGAGCGCGCGCCTCTTTTGTGCCCGCGCCATACAGCCTGTTGGCCTCGCGCTTTGCCTCTCCGGGGGTCCACTTTTTCTTGGCCTTGGGCTTTGCCCCGCCAAGTTTGTCTACCACCTTCTTTGCCTTGTCCCAGAACCCTTCTCCCTTCGGCTCCTCTTCGACGGCCCCCTTGGCCCTCTCCCTGGCCGCCACGCTCGCCTTGTTTGCGTCCTCAAGGGCCTTGTGTGCCCTTTGTATGTCTGCGTCCGAAACGACCGCACGCTTGCGGGTCACCTTGCGCTTGCCCTTGGCGTCCACGGTCACTGAGCGAGTTCCCCGCCTGCTCTGTTCGAGGTCGGCCAGGTCTTTAGCGGCCTTCAGGGCCTTCTTTTCTGCGGCTGTTGCGGTTGTCAATGCCAACCCAAGGTTGGCCTTGTATCGCGCCAACTCTTTCTTGCTCATGCTTTTTAGCTCCGCCATGGTTAGCTTCCGGCCAAACTCAACGGTGTCTCTGGTTAGAGTGAGCCTGTGTTTGGTTTCGGCCCTTGGAATGGCACCGGACACGGTAGCTGCCTGCGTTCCGGCGGCCTTCGCTGCCAGCGCGTGCGCGGCCTGGTACTCTGGCGTGTTATTTATAAAGTGCCACTTTACGGTCTTGTCGCCCAGGTTGTAATTGGCCGAGTTGGCAACCATCTCGTTGAGGGTGTCTTTCAGGGCGTTCCTTGCTCGGCGGTTTTTTGGTGACATGGTTCGCTTGTATAGGGCCGCGCGCTCGTTAGCGGTCCCTGCGTCTTGGCGCTTGCGCCTGCTTTTCGCCCTGGCTGGCGGGTCCGCTGGATCCCTTAACCACTCGTGGTGATAGCCACCCTTTCCTGTGGGCTCATCCCTTAGCCTTTTCTTCTTGCGGAGTACGTTCCTTCGGTCCCCCTTCGCACGAAAGACATCGCTCTCAACCCTGATCTTGCGAGCCTCCAGCCGTTCCTTCGCTCTAAGGGCGGCGGCCTTTTTTTCATCCGCCTCTTTTTTGCGGGCAATTTCTCTTGCCAACTGCTGCACCGTCATGCCCGGCACCCCCGCAGTCCCCGCTGGGGTTTCGAGGCGCTCAATGTCAACCCTGCCCCTTTTCATTCCATATGGCGCTGCCAGTGTTGTGCGTCGACGCCCAGAGACATCAGGCTCACGCGCGCGAATTAGCGCACGGGCCTCCTCTGCGGCGCGCGGCTCAACCTGCGGACCGCGTGACGGCGGAAGGGCAATCCCACGAGGGACTGGCATTGGGGCCGGGGTGACCGGCTGGCGTGGCGGGGGAACCACCAGCGGGCCTACGCCGGGACCTGGGAGCGCCGTCCGTGGTTGAGGTGTTAGCGCCTGGGCGGGCGAGCCGGGAGGCGGGAAGAACGGCGATGGCGCCGGGACCTCCTCGCTCACGGTTGGGGGTGCTTCCTTCCACTCAAGCCCCATATCGGTCGGCGTGGCGCGCTTCATCGCATCAGTTAAGCCTGCCTCCGCCAAAAAACGCGCAGTGTCTTGCGCTGAGCGCACCCCGGCACGCAGATCTGCCTTTCCGGCTAGGCCAGCCTTCTCGCGAGCCAGCCTCTGCTGCTCCTCTGCTGCGGCGCGGGCCGCTATGCGTGACGGCATGTATTCGCCGATAAGGCCCTTGGCTAAATCAGCAAGGAACCCCATGCCAAAGCGCTTCCACTTGTCGGAGCGGGCTGCCTCTGCCTGCTGTTGCTGCCACTGCCGTTGGGCCTTTGCCTGCGCAGCATTGAATGCCATTTGTTGCCTGCGACCTTCTTTCGCGGCCCTTTGGGCCATGAGCGCCGCCACTCCACCAGCCATGATGACCTCCTAGTGCGGGTATTGAGGCCCGCCTGTTGCATACTTCTCCATGATGTGGTCCGCGTGGCCACTCCAGCCGTGATATGGCTGCGCCGTATACGGCCCCCTGGTCAGGGGCTCGTAATAAAAGGTTGTGGTGCCGTAAGCACCCTTATGACTCTTCTGCACCAGATCATCGTCATTGAACTGTACATCTTCAAGGTAGTGCTTCAGCTTTCCATCTTCGTGCAGCTTATCGTATATGTACCACTCCATCATCTCCAAGACGTGGGGCGGTAGCGGCTTTTTACCCTCGCCCTCAGAGTTGCCGGGGCCGATCTGGCCGCCTCCCCAGTTCATTTGGCCGCCCGGAACAAGCATCTCAGCAACTTGCCACATATTCATGCCGGGATTTGCCTTCATGTACGCATACACGTCATCGTAAAATTTCTCGATCTTCTGCTTTGTGGCCGGTGGCTTACCTGACATGAATTCTTCGTCTATGGTTTTGTTTGTATCCGGGTCGCCCTGAAACGGCCCGCCCTGATCCGCGCCCCACTGCTCCCCGGAAGCGTCTTCTGGAACGCTCCAGATAACATTACCGTCAGCGTCCTTGTATTCTTTTTGAGACCAGCCCTTGTATTTGCCGCCGGTCTGCTTGGGCGGCTCTTCGCCAGGCGGCTGGCCACCGCCTCCAAAGACTCCGCCACCGCCACCGCCCACTAACTCCTTCCATAGCGCCAGCGCAGCGGCGGCCTCCTTGCCCTCCTCCGCGTTGTTCCATGCCGCCTCCAGGGCCTCCTGGTCTTCAACGCTCATGGTCTCAATGTCAGCGATCCCCATTGTGTTGGCCAGCCAGTTCTGGAAGTCATTCTTACCGTACTGCTTGCCAAGCAACTCGTTCTGCTGCTCCTGAAGGGCAATCTTCTTCTCTTCGAGATACCGACGTTGGTCTCGATCCAGGTTTTTGCCCGTAGTAGACAAGAAGATGTTGATCTTATTCATCTCATCCTCAAGGGCAAGGTTCGCAGTATCGAACTGCAATTGCCTAGACTCCCCAAGGGCTGCGCTCATAACGTCGCCAAAGCCCGCTTCCGTCAACCCGGCACCGCCGACACCCATCGCCGCAGCCGCCTCTGCCTGCTCCCCGGCCAATTGAGTTGCCTTGTCCCAGATGTTCTTTTCAAGCTCTTTGGCCTCTTCGCCAATACCAAACTCACCGCCAAGGATCTGCTCGTATAGCTGGTTGAGGATGGCGTCTTGCTCATTCATGGCCGTTGGTGTTGTGCCGTAAACCTCTTCCGGCCTTGCGCCAGCGGCACGGGGCAGGATTGATGAGGTGGGGCTTTCGGTGTCAAACGGAAGCGTAACGGGGCCGAATTGGTATGGACCGGGGCCGCCAGATGGCGCGGGATAGAGGCCTGGATCGGCATCTCCGGCCTCAGCGCCGGGGCCGGTATATCCACCGTCCGGGGATCTCGGGTCGTACCCGCCCACTGGAGACGACGGAGACGATGGCGCGGAGCCTGACGGCACCGTTGGCGGCGCAGCGCCAGGGGGCGGGGTTGGAATTGAAGGGGCTCCGCCCGGCATCTCTCCGGGCAACTGGCTCTGCGGCGGGATTCCGGGGCCCCCGCCACCGGCCTTCATCATGGTGTCACCCGTTGGGCGGCCCGTCGCCTGACGCTGCGCGTAGGCACCCACCAGGGAGCGCGGGGTGGCTGTGGGTATAGGTGGGCTACCTGGGGCCGGTTGACGCGCCGCCTGCTGTGCCGCAAGGGCTGCAATGCCGTTCCCTCTCATGGGGGCTGTGGGTGGCTTTGTGTTCGCGGAGTACCCCGGCGCTGCGCCTGCGGATCTAAGGCCCCCTACCTTCTTCTTGTCTGACTGTCCCCAAATAAGCGCCATCTGTGCCCCCTACTCCCGGTGCTTTACCTTGCACTGCATCCAGATTGTTACGTTTGAGATCCCATCGCTGCCGCCGCCCGTGTTGCTTGTTGTTAGTATAAACTTTATGCCGTCATTGTTGGCAATGTTGGGCGAGCCTATAAAACTGTCCGTAGTCTCAAACGTGTCAGCAGTTGCCTCGCTAATCGTTGACCCCAAGATGGTAACGAAGCCCGACCCTGAATCCCGCTGCACGTCAAGGGTTGCCGTCACACCCCCCACAGCATCATCAAAGGCCATGCCCACCCTCTGTGGCTCAAGCTGGCCGTTGTCTAGCCTTGGCTTTAGGTAGTAAACAACCGTTTTATTGTCCTCAACAAAGTCCGCAGTCACCGTAAAATATACGTCCGAGTAGAAATGCTTAATGTTGTCTTCATCAAGCAGCGTGGAGTTTACCAGCGTGCCGACGTTGTTGAAGTTAGCCATAACCTCATCAGCGTCATTGGCCTGGCCGTTGGTTAGTGTATTGCTAAATGTGAGCGTTGGCATGGTCCTAGCCGCCTCCTAGTCCGGATGTTGATGTTATCCTATTTACATAGCCATGTATCATCACTTCATTGGCAGACGCAGCAAAGGCCGTGATTCGAAGGCCCTCATCTAGGACAAGGCCGGGAACCACTAGCACCAGGCCATCTTGCGATGGGATTGTTTTCTTTATATAATCATCTGGGTCATCGCTGTCACCAAACAATACCGAAAGCAGCAGGTCAGAGCCGTGGTCGTTGGTGGCGTACAGCCAGATCTCATCCACAGCATCGGACGGCACGGTATGAACGGTGTCTGCCGCCCCGGACGTTGTTGACGTAACCTTCAGGCCGGTGCCGTCCCCGGTCCCCGTGAAAAACTCTCGGCTGTATGCGCTCATCGTGACCCACCATCCAACGACAACCCTGATGAGTTAGAGAACACCCTCATCTGGATGATTTCATTTTCACCAAACTCTGTTGCGGGTAGGGCTGACTCGCTTCTTGCTGTTATGTTGCTCGACTGCACCGCGTTGAGGTTTTCAAGCCCCACCCTCACCGTACCCCCCGTCGAGTCCGTAACCTGATTCACTGCCGATCCGGGTATACCCTCGGCTGTAGCAAGAAAGCTGATTGTGCCGGAGGTGTGATCAAACACGTTGCCAACAACCGCGACAGACGTGACGTTGTTGTCAAGATACACTGAGTTAGATGCGGCTGACACAAAGCGGTTGCCACTTATCAAACACCCGGCGACCGTGCCGGTGACGTTCACGCCCTTGTTTCTTGCTGATACAATCTTGTTGTTGGAGATCTCACACCAGTTGGCCCCGTTGACCTCAACGAAGTCATAACAGTTCGTGGCCACGCAGTTGCGCACGGTTGAGCGGTGGCCCGTTAGTTTGATGGCGATGCCGTTGGCCGTGTCATTGATGCTCAAGTTCTCAATGACGTTATCTGTCCCGCCAAACGTAATCATGGCGGAGGTGCTTGTGCGGTCACGCTTTATGATGGTCTTTTCGGGGGAGATGCCGCGCAGCGTTATGTTGTCGCGTGAAAGGGTGACGTCTTCATAAAAAACGTGGATGCCCTCCGCAAGCCACAACACGCCACCGTCTTTCGGCAAACGCCTGATGGCACCCATGATTGACTCTTCAACCGTGACAACGTGGCCATGGTCTGCGAGTTCATTTCTGTTGGTGGCAATCTCCCGGCCAATGGTGCGCAACTGATGATCGTCAGTGAACTCCACCAGGGGCGAGCGGTGCGTTTCTAACCGTGACTTGCCGCTCATCGGTTGTCTTCTCCGCTGTACGCCAGGGTGATGGCCTGTATGTTGATGGCGTTCTTTCTCTCGGTGGTGTTGGGGTTGTCAATAACCCCAAACCGAAAGGATCGGCTCTTGATGGAGTTGTTTTCTATCTCGTTTGACCACCAATCCCTGCCCACCCATATGCTGCCGTTCCACGTTGTTTCGCCCCAAAAGTATGTATTGTCTGTTGCGCCATCCTCGTCATCTGCGCCGGGGTGGGTTTTCAGGTCACCGGCAATGGCCTGCCTGTCTGCCGCCGCTTGGGCCACGTTGTTGATGTATGCGTCATAATGTGACTCCTCGCCATCAATGAACCAGCGCGGGATGTTTGACGCTGGGTTTTTGCCATAAGACAACATCTTTAGACGCACCGTTGATATGGCACCAAAGTAATCCCTATCTGCGAGCAGCCTCCCGGTCTGGTAAATGAGTGGTATGCCTCGCACCGTGCCGCCATCCCTGCCGTCAACATGCCATCCGTATTCCAGGAGATCGCCCGTGGCGGTGGATGTTACGACCCTCTCCTTGTTACCCTCCTTGATGGTGATGCCGTCAAACATGCAAGTGGAAAGCGCGTCGCTGTTGGCCACATTGAAAGACCACGCCATGCTGGCGTAATCCAACACGAGGGTGACGCTGTAATGCTCTGGGGTTGCGCCCTTTACGGGAATTGACCACCATATCTGGTTGGCACTCTGGACGTGGACGCCCTGAGTTAACTCAAGCGCGTTGTTGTCGGCAACAAACGGCCAGCCAAATGACTTCATCGTGGCGCTAATCTCATCGGGGACAAAGCTGGACGCCCTGCGGCCACTCCACAGTGAATCTATTGGCTTGCTGAGCTTTACCGTGCCGCCCTGAGCGCCAGCGCCCTGAAACGCATAAACGCCATCATGGCTCATGAAGTACAAAGAGCCCGCCACCTCCACTATGGAATCGTGGGATACACAACCAATGCCTCGCGCCACCGGGCGAATGGCGAAGTTCTTGCCGAACCCGGTGCCCGCATAAATCGACTCGTCAGTAAATACTATGAGCGTTTCCTGAAACGAGGCCAGGCCGGTGATTTTCTCCCGGTCCCCAACCCTAAAGAACCTATCGCCCCTGACCCCCACGGAATCATAGAGGTCGCTTATATAGCCAAACTGAGGACCAAGCGGGTAGCGGCTTCGCGAGTCGCCATTGACATGCTGCTCAGGAACCAAGTCCTGTTCATCGTCAAGGTTCTGGTCTAGCTCAAAGGCTTGCTGTACCCCAAACCCGGCATAAACCACTGACGCAAAGTGAGCTATTGCATACTTGGCCCTTGGCTCATGTTTGATATAGGCGATGTTTGCGGAGTTCTTTTTTATCGCATCATCCTCAACATCAACAACGTGGATGTCCGTTGGATCTCCATCCGCATCAAACTTGTACGTGGTCTTTGCCGTAACTATAAGCGTGATCCTGTGCGGGTGAACCCTTAAGTCAACGAGCGAGTCTCGCTTGGCGATAATCACGTCCACAAAGCTACATCGCCACGTTGGCGAATAGGGCTCATCGCTGCCGTCATGGCCCAGGGTGGCTATGTTGCCAATGAGTGCGCCGCTGGGACGCCAAACTGCGAACTTTATGACCTCGTTTCCACTGTCTGGGCCCACTCCGATTATATACTGAGCGCGACCATCCTTCTTCACCAGATGCAGTTGCCAGCGCGCGGTAACGCTTGCGTTGTATATCTTTCTGAGCCCGTCGCGTGCCTTTATGGTTCCATCAGCAAAGTTGCAGTTGATGGCAATCTCGCACTGGTTGGGCTTGCGGTACGAGTCCCGCTCTTCCATGCCGCCCCATGGGCCCGTCATCGTTATCTGACGCGGTTGGCGTATAGGCATGGTCTAATCCCACGGGTGCCGGGTTACGCGGACGTGGCCACCCTCTTCGGTAACTCGGCTTATGGCGCAGTTCCGTATTCTCTCAAGAGAGGAGAGCCACAACTGCTCAACCATTGGGTTTTCTTTGTGCTGCTTAGCGTTCATCAGGTGCGCCAGACAGTACCCCACCGCGTCCCCAAACGTAAGGTGCGCGTGGCCGCCCAGCACATTGGTGCCGTCAGTCGCCATGTCATCCAGCGGGGCGATGTAGTAAATGTTGCAGTTGAGCGCCGTTGTCGGGATGGGGGCCACATGGAGGTGTTTACCAACGAGGCACCAGTGATATATAGGCGCTTCTTGCCGCTGTATCTGGAACCGTTCTTTGAACCGCATGGGCCGCCACGGGGTCATCTGGTTGTCGGCAGACACAGCAGAGTCCGTGGGGGTGTGGCCCAGGTCAATTATCTTGTATGGCGTTGTTGTGGTTGTGGCCTGGATGTCAATGCTCTCGGCATTGGCGGTGTAAGTAAAGCGAGCGGTGTCTAAAAAGAACTCATAGTTGGCATTGACAAGTTCTTCAAATACGACACGATTCGCCTCATCTGCGAACGTTTGTTGCATGGTCGTTGAAAAAAACGTGTTTCCGCGCTCATCCAGCAGGTTCTTGGCGAACGTTATGACGTCCCCCCTGGTCTTGACCTTTGCCATTACACCACAACCCTGTCGTGCGACTTCTCCCACCACGGCTTCATGCTTGTTGGCACGTGCCACTTCCTTTCGATGGGCGACCTGTTGACGTATCCACAAGCGCTATCGCTGGCGGCTTTTACCCTGTCATAGGCCAGGTGGCGACCAATGTAGTGGAGGTCATCGTCTTCGCTTCGGTCCTTGCAATCCTCAAGCCACTCCTCGCGCTCAAACTGCTTGACGTACTTCGCGGCCCCCTGGCGCCACAGATCGCAGCGCTGGATGTACGGGATGAGTCTTGGATCGTTGATATCCAACGGTATCCCCTGCGGGTGGGCGGGTGTTTTGATCCCATCATCGCGCCACTGCGCCCAGACAACCGGGGCCATTTCGCTTGTTGGGATAGTGCGAACACCAAAACCCACCATGACCGTTGCTGGGCAGAGGCGGGCAAGAACCCATGCGCGCGCTTTCTGGTCGTAGCCAACCATAAGGCGGTCATCATGAATCTGAGCCCTGACGCGGCGCGTGTGGCTACTAGACCACTTGATGCGCTTTGTCGCCCGCCACTGCCGTTCGGTCAATGTCATGCGTCAGTTGGGTCCGACGTTAGCTTGTGCTGGGCACCGCCGGTGAGCTTGGGCAGGTAGGCCACCTCTAGGCCCACAAGCTCCGTGGCCGTGGTGCCACCGTTGGCGGAACTTACGTCTATGCAGATCACATCGTCTGTGAGCGTTCCGCCGTCCATTTTCCCCCACGCGGTAGCATCAAGCGCATCGGAGCCAGCGCTTGTGTCTACCGGTATGGCGGTGTCCAGGGTGCCTGTCGCCACGGACCCTGAAATCGCCGCGCCAAAAGCCGATTGCTTAAACAGCAAATCATAGTCCACGGATCCGCCCGCGCCGGTATCCACGTACACAACCCTAAAAAATATGTCGTTGTTGGTATCCCACTGGCTTGGGACGGGCATGACGAGCCTGGCAAAGTCCGCATCCGCGTCCATTGTCAGCGCCGAATAGCCGTTGTCTCCGCCCGCTTCGACCAGCGCCGCCGTCGAGGACGCTGAGTTTGCCGTTCCGCCAAAAGAGTTGAATGACGTGACGGGGATAAACTCCGTTTTGTACTTATATTGGATGTTTCTGTCTAAAATCATGGTCTACCACTCCACAGTTTGCCCCCCGTTGCGGGGATACTTAGTAAGGCCGGGGGACCGAAGCCCCCCGGCAGTCAATAACTAGAAAATCAGGTTAGAGGCGTTGAGGTCACTAATGACCGCATGGGTGTTGCGAACCTCACATCCGAGGTTTCCGTACCAACACATAAATGCCTCCCACGAGTCCTTGTCAGACTCCCGGTTGAGAATTGCCCCATCGCGATCCGCCCAGCCCCAGTCTTTCATCACGTACTGCTTGATGTCGCCAGTGTTAATGAAATACAGCCGGTGATACGGCGCGTGCTTATCAAATACAATGGGGATGGGCTGGTTGCCGCCCGCATACGTCAACGTTTTGAATCCGGCGCGCATCTGCTCGGGGGCATAGCGCACGTCGCTTGTCAACAGGTTGATGTACTCTCGGCGCATCGAGTGATGGCCCATGATGAGGTTCGGCTCTTCGCCACCCTTTTCGTCACACGCATCAAGAGCCAACTGCATTAGCTCAAGGCTCAGGTCACGCTTGATTCCGCCGTTTTCCTCAACGTGTGCCTTGAAGAGGGTGTTGGCGGACACATCGACGGTCTGAAGGTCAATGTTGTCCGAGTCCTCAATTATGGTCGCCAGTCCAGTGATCTCGTTGGTGTAAGAGTTGCCGTTCCCATCACCTCGCACCACAACGTCATCCGTCGCCACTGTCGTGGAGGCAATGGTAAAGGTCTTGGCCGATGCGTCCACGGCGGTAATGGTCACATTCTCATCGTTGGACAAGCTTGAGGCGCCCGGTGTTCCAACAACGACATTCATGTTTGCCCGCAGGTATCGCACTCCGACATCGTTGTCGCAGGCAAACTCGGTTCCAGGGGCCTGGCCAGTGCTCACCGTCGCCAACACGCCAGAGTTACCACCGGCTGTGGCGTCCGTCAGTTCAACGCCCCAGCATTGACGATTCATGTCATTGCGGAGGTCATTGCGCATTCCCTTGATCTCCTGGGTCAACGCAGACGCAAATGCGCCCCTGTCACCCTGGGAGGCGGCCATAACAGGACCCGTCAGCGAGATGCGGCCATACTGAAACTTGGCCCGAATCTTGCTCTCAACGTATTCCTGCTCGCCAGCCGCCGGGATCTGGGCACCCTCTGCGCGGGCACCTACACCCTGGTTGCGACCAAGGTGGAGCGGGAACGTCACCTGGCGTCCATTCCACTTGCGCTTGGATTTCTCCAGCTTGGAAAGGATAGTTACCTTGTTTTCTACGTGCGTTCGGACACCACCCTCGTAGTAGTCCTTAAGCATCGCATCATATTCGCTATTGGTGGTTGCTCCACCTGTTTCTAAAGCCATGGTCTCGGCACTCCTTTAGTTGCCGAACCTCTGCCGAATAGCATCCTCAATCTTATCCAGATCATCGCCAAGGTCTTGGATCTGCTGCGCAGGGGGGCCACTGCTCAATAACTTGCGCGGTGGATCCACATAGCCCTGCGAACGGGCCCAGTCCCGCCGCTTCTGATCTGTCTGCTCATGAGAGCGCTTCGCAAGCAACCGGATTGTGCCCTGATCATGCTTTCCAGTGCGCAGCATTTCGTTATGGATCCAGTACTTGTTGGCCATTGGGTACGCAGTCAGTGCCTGCGCAACGTCATTTGTTATCTGACGCTCAATGCCCTTTGCGGTTTGCTCCTGCCGGTATCGGCTAAACTCACCTGACTGACTTTCCATCTGTTGCCTCAACTCCGCAAGTGCTGCACGGGACTGCTCCACCTGTGCCTGCATCTGTCGGAGTCGCGCGTCTGCTGGATCCTCATAGGGATCAAATTCAGACTCTTGGGCATACTGCTGCACCGGAGGCTGATACGCTGGCTGACCCTGGCTCTGTGCGTGCATCTGTGAAACCAAATGCGCGTACTGCTCATTCTGCGTGCGTAGCTGCTCGGTAAGGTTCTGCGTTAATTCAAGATTGTGTTGAGCTTGCTCTAACTGAGTTTTGCTCGACCTGAACCTGTCATTGACCTGCTGAAACCGGTCGTAAGGCACAGGCTTGAATTGACCCGTTTCCGGATCCTGTTCCGGCACGAACGCATCTGTATCGCCAGATGGGGGCGTTTGGAGTGCCGCATCTTCCGGGGCTGACGATTCCCCGGCTCCATCAATGTTTACGTCTAAATCTGACATGTCCTCTCCTACGTTTTGGCGGGTTCGACCCGTGGAGTCTTCACGTTTCAAGCCACATCCCAACATGGGATCTGATGACGTCAGTGTGCTCCCGTTCTTTATATGGTGTCAACTCTGTTTTACTTATGTGCTTTTTTTTGACAAGTTTAACGGGATGGGTTTGGCCGAAAACTGGGATCCTTTTGATACTCCTGGCGGTGGTGATGATGAAGACGCCGTGCGCCACATACCTGACAACTTAAGCCCAAAGGAATTCTGGGAAAGGTGCAAGTCTGACTTTGAATACTACGCCCTTCATTGCTTACGCATCCGCGTAAAGGACATCGAAACGGGGCGCAACAAAATGATCCCGTTTGCACTCAACGCGGAGCAGGGGGTCATTTTAAAAGAATTTGTTGAGATGGAGCGCAAAAAGAAGCCCGTGCGCATCATCATCCTAAAGAGCCGTAAGATTGGCTTCTCAACCCTCATCGAGGCGTATGGGCACTGGAAGTGTCAATTCAACAAGCACTATCTCGCCAAGTGCATGGCACACCGTAAAGAGTCAACGGAAGAAATCTTTGAGATTGCGCACCGCTACCAGACCCATCAACACCCCGCAATCCAAGACATCGCGCCGGGGAAGCACAAGCGGTCAAGCCGGGACATGGGCATCTACTGGGAGCACGATTCACGCTTTGAGGTTGAGACCCAAGGGGCCACCGACGCAGACCGTGGTGCCACGCCTGACTATCTTCACCTGAGCGAGTTGGGTCTTTGGTGGAAGAAGCGCAAAACAACCAGTGACGCTGACGTCATGCAGTCATCAATGGGTTCCATCAGTGACGTGCACGGCACCTACGTGATAATTGAGTCCACCGCCTGCGGAAGCGCCGGGGCTTTCTATGATAGGTTCTGGAAGGCGTGGAAACGGGAGCCCGGCAACCTGTTTAAGGCTTTCTTTTTTGGCTGGCAGGATCACGCCAAATACCGGCTGGACGAACGCCCTGGCGATAAGGTCTATGATCGCAAGCTCCGCAAGGCATACCGCGATGATGATCAGCCTGCATTCTGGCGGCTTGCTGAAAAGATGGGCTATGACGAGCGGTGGGCGAGGCGTGCCATCATTTTTGAACTGAAGCCCTGCCAGGTCAGGTGGGCGCTGCAAACCCTGTTAACCAAGTTCGATGGTGACATCAAAGCCTTTGACACCGAGTTTCCGCTGTCGCCTGAGATCGCGTTCACATCCTCGTCATCATCGCCGCTTGATCAAGTCAAGGTGCGTCAAAAGCTCACCGCCCTCGGGGAGAACCCGCCAGAGTCTCGCGCGTATGAGGCTATTGAGTGGAACGCGCGCAACAAAGCGGTCACCCTTGTGGACGGTGCGCCGCGATGGCGCATATGGCATGACCCGGAACCCGGCCATGAATACCTTCTGACCATCGACACCGCACACGGCAGTGATGAGGGGGATTTTTCTTGTATCCAGGTGGGGGATCGCACGGACAGAAAACAGGTTGCTGAGTTCTATCACCGCAGCCCACCCGATGTCGTTGCCGCGCAGGCGCTCGCGGCGGGCATGTATTATAACGTGGCCCTGGTGTCACCAGAGGTTGACGGCCCCGGCCTTGCCACGCTGCAAAACCTTCTTGAGTACAACCAGGGCGCGGGCTACCCCAACATCTATGTGCGGTCAGCGAGCGGGAATTGGACGCAGCGCTTTGGGTTTAAGATGGGCCACAAGGGCAAGCGAGACGCCTGCGTTGCGGCGCTGTCTCGCGCCATCCGCTATAACAGTTGGGATTTCTACAGCGAAACCCTTCTGAGGGAGTGCCAGACATTCATCACCACCGCAAAGGGCCGCTGTGAGGCGATGCCAGGGGAGCATGATGATGCGGTTTTCGCGGCGGCTCAGATGTTATATATTGACACTGAGATGGGTGAAGCATCGGCACTCAACGAGGAGCATGAAGAGCTTGAGAAACGAGACTCGTTTTGGTCCAGGTTCTTCACCAAGTTCCCTGACGGCCACGATTCTCACCTGGGAACCCGGTGGTAATGCTTGACTTATTGATTACTTTTTCGTGTGTGGCGCTGATTTCTATAACGATTATGGCGCTGAGCGTGGCAAGATATTGCTATGCGAGGAACTTCCGCGAGGATCAGCGATTCAAGCACCAGCAACTCAGGGCGGCCGTTAGTTCCCCTGAGCGGTGGGACGTGTTTGATGCGACCTATAAGGAACGATTCGAGAGTGATTATCTGAATTTTTCTGTAGACCAGGGGGGGGAGTGATGGGTTTTTTGGCAAAAATCGCTGACAAGGCAACCGGTTCACTTGTTGACCGTGGTGTTGACTTTCTTTTTGATTCAATATTCGGCGGCGGTGGCGGCGGGGGGCCACGGCCCGCAAACATCCCCTACCGAGGCCCGGCCCCGTCAGACTTCGTTTCCCAGATGGCGGCACGCAAGGATATGGCAATCGCACCGCCCACCCCGACACCCGTCGCCCTGCCCTCACCTGAATCCGCCAGGGGCATCAGATCGGGCGAGTATAACCAGGCGCTGCTGTCTGCGCTAAACAACATTCGAAACCGATGGGGCGGTGGATCTGCTGGGCCGCTGGCGCAGTACTCCCCGTCAACAAACTACGCCCCGCCCATGCCCCTGGGGCCACCGTCCGGGCCCGCACGAAACCCAATGGGGCCGCTGGCGTAAATGCCGCCGCGTGACCCCCTGTATGTCAGCGGCTCCACCCCGGAGGGAGCCCTTGACCCCATGATTGATCGTGCCGTCCCACGGGGCGAGGAGGACATAATTCCGCTGATGGCCTACTTTATGCACCAGTGGATGCCATCAAAGTCGCACCCGAGGCTAAAGGTGGATCCAGAGATAGCCTACCAGGCGGAAGTTGCAGCAAGGGGCATGGGTCGATACGCGGAGCCCGCAGACGTTTTGGACTACTGGGCGTACCAAAGCCGGTTGCGTGGTACGCCAATGGCCGCCACCATTGAAAGCGGAGCCCTGCCACCGCCCGTGACGCATTCCGGCCCGCAAGGCGAGCCCAGCATACCGCAGTGGGCAATCGAGCAGGAGTTGAGGCGCAGCGCCTTGGATCGCAACAAGGGGGCCAACCGGGCCGTCCTTGAGTCAATACTTATGCCCAGGCCCGCAGGCCCAGGCATGGGCACCATGCAGCGCCAGCGGCCAAGGCCGGTGTATGATGAGCGCGGCAACGTAAAGGGATTTGACACGCGGGCGCTTGGCCAGCGTAACGTTATGAAATACCTTTGGCCCACTGAAACAATTAGACCCGGCGAAAGACCACCCGCACCCACTGGAAGGTAAACAATGGCTTATCCCACCGGACCCATCACCGAAGGGTACAAAGACAAGACATCAGGATATAACGCCTCTGGCGCTGACAAAAAGCTAGTTAGCTACGTCATGGAGCAGCATGATCTGGCTGAACACGCAAAGTCTCAGGTTATTGAGGATACTTGGCTAGGCATGGCCTTTTTGACCGGCCACCAGTGGACACGATTCAACCGGATTCAAAACGTTCTCACCACTGACAACCCGCCCGCTTGGCGCGTGAGGATGGTGCTAAACTACATCTTGCCTACCGTTGAGACCTTTGTGGGCAAGCTGACCGAAAACCGGCCTGGGTTTATCTGTCTTCCCGCGACCAACGACGATGACGACATAGAGGCGGCCCGACAGTGTGACAAGATGCTTGAGTATGAATGGGAGCGGGCGGGCACCTCCCAGGTCTTGCATGAGCTTGCCAAGTGGGTGGCTGTGGCCCCCATTGGATTCCTTAAGATGTGGTGGGATCCAACCCTGGGCGAAGACATCTCAGTGGACACCACGCCGTCTGACGTTGAGCCTGACGCAGATGGAGTTTACCCGCGCACCTTTGAAACCCGCAAGTCTGGCGAGGTGGTCATCTCTGCCGTCAACCCACTTGAGGTTGCGTGGGATCCGGGGGCCAAAGACAAAAGCACCTGCCAGTGGATGTACCACGCAAACTTTATGCACATAGACCGCATCCGCGAGCGGTGGCCCGCCAAGGGCAAGTACGTGCATCCAACGTCTGCCTCGGATTCCGACTCATTCAGCCAGCAACTTGTGCGGCACTTCCGGGGCACCACGGGCGATGATGACGCCACGGTAGACCGCGCTCTTGTGGTTGAATACTTTGAGAAAGCCTCGCCGCGCCACCCGCGCGGCCTGTATGCGGTTGTCTCTGGCGGAGTGCTCCTTGAAAAGGGTGACCTTCCGTTCAATAAGCTGCCGTTTTTCGCGGTGCGCCATAACACCGTGCCGGGCCGATGGCCTGGCGAGGGCATGGTGAAGTCGCTAATTCCCGCGCAAAAGGAACTGAACAAGTCAGCCAGTCAGCGCATAGAGAACAAAAACCTCCATGCGCAGCCCAAGTGGGTGGCCGAGAAGGGCTCTGTTGAAAAGGGTGCCATCAGCGATGAGCCTGGGGAGATCATATTCTACAACCGCACTGCCTCAAGGCCGCCGATGCCCATGCCTCCCCCTGGTCTGTCGCCTGAGCATGAGCGCATCCAAAACGAGCAGATAAAACACATTGAAAACATCAGCGGCATCTCAGACGTCACCCGTGGCCAGGCACCCGCCAGCTTCTCAGGGCGTGCCATTCGCCACTCTGCGGCCCTTGACCACACCAAGCTCGGGCCCACGGTGCGGGAGTTTGAGCGAGCGGTGGCCGACGCATGTAGTTACTGGCTGTTGTTGCTCCGCGAGTACATGCCGAAAGAAAGGATGCTCCGCGTATCTGGGCGCAACAACGAATTAGAGGTTTTTGCCTTTTACCGCAGCAAGATAAAGAACACCGAAGTGCGGATTCAGCCTTTTTCGATGCTCAGCCGCAACATCGCCGTGCGCCAGGAGTTGGTATTGCAGATGTATCAACTGGGCCTTTACGGAGACCAGCAGGATCCACGGGTCAAGATGCAGGCTCGAAAAGATATGGAGTTTGGCAACGATGAGATAACCCATGGCGACCGCTCCCGCGACCGCAACTACGCCAGAGAAGAGAACTACGTTCTCTCCCAGGGCCAGTGGACTGACGCTCAGCCTTGGGAAGACCACATCACCCACATCGATGAACTCCTCTCATACATGAAGGGCGTGGATTACCGGTTGCTGGATGATGAGACAAAGCTGATGTTTCAAAAGCACCTGGCCTGGCACTACCACCTGGAGGCCCAGCAACGCTCGGGCGTTCCCTGGTGGGCACCCTACGCTGACTCGGGCGATCAGGGATGGCCTCCGGTTCCCGCACCTGAGCAACAAGGGCAACCACAGCAAGAGCCACCCGCTACACCGCCAGCGCCACCGGTTGACGCATTCAACCCAACCCCTGAAGAGATCCAATTCCAGGGGCTCCAGCAACAGCAGGCCGGAGCGGGAGCCGTACCCCTGGCCGCAGGCATGGGTGGAATGCCTGAACTCAATCAAGCCGTTGGCCCCATGGGTCCCGGCGTAGGCCCAGGACTCAATCAATAAAGGAGCATAACGATGCCAACAGAAGACTATCCCATCGAAATCAAGGTTAACGAAGCCACCGCCAACATCATCCTCAGAAAGGCTGACCGGCTCAACATCCGGCCGGACATCCTGGTGGACCTATGCGGTCAGATGCTTCTCTCTGAGTTCGAGGTCAGAGATCTCCCCAAGGCCACCCGCAAGGGTGCCGTCTCCATAGGCAACGCTGGCGGCTCAACCTTCAAACGACTCCCCATCTCCAAGCGGCTAGCCAAAAGCCTACAACCCTACATCACCGCTCTTGAGGTCAGCCTCTCCAACGTCATGCAAGACGCCATCGTCGCCATGAAGCCCAACATCCAGCGGATGCTCCCCATCAACGCCCGCTCAATGTCCTCCATCCACAAGCAACTCTACCGCTACGAGCAGCAGGGCCAATCAGTGAGACCTCACTGAATCCTCACTGAATCCTCAGTGATCACCATCCCCGGCCTTGGCCCCTCCACCATCAAGTACGAGTGCTTCACCCTCGGCCCCACCAAAGAACCTTACCACTGGTGGTTTTTGGACTCCGGCCCCCTGCTGCACAACGCCCAGATAACCCACGCCCGTAACTGCCTGCGCGCCTACGGCCTAAAGCCGCCATGGGTACAGTGCAACCTACACCCCACCCACATATCCATCTCCCTGCCAGAAAAAATAATCCCAATTCCCAAATAACTCCCAGCACTTCCGTAGATCTATCCACAGCCTACACC